CTAAGATTGAATATTGGTGGAGTCGTGCTAACGTATTTGATCCATTAATTCTTTGGCGTATTATGACTGACTGTAACCGTCACCATTCGCTGAATGAATACTTGATGTTTTGGCGTGTACGGGACACTCGTACATTCATTGACGCTAAGTTTAATTTCAGCACAAAGAATGGGTTTGTTCCTGTTTCAGACGTTGAATATTGGGAACAAGCATTTGCGGCACATAACAGTGTCCATGATATTGCGGCTGATATTATGCGATTACAAGCAATCCATCGTGCTGAAAATGATTTAGATCAGGTTGAAAGATGACAGAAGAACAATCTAAAGAAAACTACATTGAACAGCGTACCATGAGCAAGGCCGCAAGTCTTGCTATGGAACTTTCGAAAGAAAAGAAACGCTTGCAAGAAGAATTAGATGAACTTCAGCATGAGTTTGATGTTGTAAAGCCTACCACTCCTACAGGAACAACTGATTGGTACGTAAAATGGTTTGCCATGATTACGGCTGTTATGGGTGTGTTTCTAATTAGTGCAGATTTCGTTATCCTGGGACAGGTTGCTTATATAATTAGCTCTGTTGGTTGGATTTACGTGGGCATGGCATGGGGTGATAGAGCCATTATGATTGGATCTAGTATTACAGGAACTGCCGTAGCAATGAATTTAGTAAAGGCAATAACTTAGGAGATGAGATTGAGTAAAACACAAGAATTAATTAACAATATTGTCCAATGGCATTACGACCGTAATTTGATTGATGGTGCAACTGATAAAGATCAGTATATGAAACTCATTCAAGAAGCGGGTGAGTTATCAGACAATATTTGTAAAGGTCGAGATATTGCTGATGACATTGGTGATATGATGGTTGTTCTTATCAATATTGCAGAGCGAAACAATCTAACGATTGAACATTGCCTTGAACAGGCATACAACGATATCAAAGATCGTAAAGGCAAAATGGTTGATGGCGTTTTTATTAAGGAAGAATGATGAAGTTGTCTAAAACTGATATAAATAATATTGACTACAAATACAATGAAGCAACATTGATTGATGAGTTTAAGCGATATGTTGATGCGACCTATAGTCAGCACTATTCCAAAGACAAGTTTCAAGCAACTGAGTTCATCATCGATGGTGGTCACGGTACAGGTTTCTGTGTCGGTAATGTATTGAAATATGCACAGCGGTATGGCAAAAAAGGCACACCTGCTGATGCTCGAAAGGATTTAATGAAGGTATTGCATTATGCATTAATCCAACTTCATATCCATGACTTAGAAAATGAGAGGTAATGATGCCAATAGAGGATTTTACGTGGAAAGATATAACCGACAAAGAAAAGAGTTTGTTTCTTGCAACTCCTATGTATGGCGGAAATTGTAGCGGGTTCTATACTAAAGCAATTGCAGACTTATCACAAAATATGGCTAAGGCAGGCGTTCCTCTAAAGCTATATTATTTGTTTAATGAATCTCTAATAACAAGAGCTAGAAACTATTGTGTTGATGAGTTTCTTAGAAGTGACTGCACTCATATGATGTTCATTGATTCAGACATTGGATTCAATTGGAAAGATGTGATTACATTGTTACATATCTGTAATGATGATGATGGTAAGGATATTGTTTGCGGACCTTATCCTAAGAAAACTATTGCATGGGAAAAGGTGAAGAAAGCAGCTGATATGGGATTTGGTGAAGATAATCCTTTTGAGTTGGAACAGTTCGCTGGCGACTATGTATTTAATCCGGTAGATGGCGCAAAGTCATTTAGAATCGATGAACCTGTACAGATTAAAGAAGGCGGCACAGGTTTTATGATGATTCATCGTAAAGTGTTTGAGAAATACGGTGAGGCATATCCGGAATTGAAGTATATCCCGGATCACGCTCGTACAGAACATTTTGACGGTACCCGTGAAATCACAGCATTTTTTGATTGCGTAATTGATCCAAAGACTAAAAGGTATCTTTCTGAAGATTATATGTTTAGTCATTATGCAAGAGACATTGGACTTAATGTGTGGTATTGTCCTTGGATGCAAATGAAGCACGTAGGAACATATTCGTTTGTAGGTAACATGGGAGCTATTGGAGCAATTCAAGCAAGCCCCACAGCTACAAAAGAATCTAATAAAAAATTCTACGGCAATAAACCACGTAAACAAGAAACATTAGCAAACTTGGGTGTATCAAAAAAAGAGTTGACAGACACACCAACTGATGTTATTATACCAAATCTTAATCGTCAACAAAGAAGGGCTTTAGCCAAACAAGGAAAAAAGTGATATGAAATTTAGTAATGAAACATTGAATGTTCTTAAGAACTTCTCATCCATTAATCCTAGCGTCCTGTTTAAGCCAGGAAATACAGTTAGGACAATCTCTCCACAAAAGACAGTTATGGCAGCTGCTACAATCGGTGAAACAGTTCCGACTGAAGCAGCAGTTTATGATTTGTCACGTTATCTAGCTACACTACAGTTGTTCGATGAGCCTGAAGTGCAGTTCGGAGAAACAAAATTCACAATCAGCAGTGGGCGTTCTGAATTGAAGTATACTTACGCATCACCCACTATGATTGTTTCACCTCCAGACAAGGACATTACATTACCTGATCCAGAGTTATCTGTTAAACTTCCATGGAAGACAATTGACAGCGTGATTAAGGCTTCGGGTGTTTTGGCCTTGAGCGAGATCGGATTTGTAGCAAAAGATAATATTGTTACAATGTCCGCAATTGATAGTAAGAATCCCACTGCGGATAGTTTTGATGTTATTGTTAAGGATGATTATTCCGGTGCACCGTTTACTATGATTATTCGTACCGATAACATGAAACTAATGCCTGCCGACTATGAAGTTTCACTTTCGTCAAAAGGTATGGCACATTTTAAATCAGAAAGTGTCCAATATTGGATTGCAGTCGAAGCAAAATAAAGGAGATCCTATATGACTGAACAAGCACAACAAGCACCTGAAGGTGCATCTATCGGCCTCGCAGATATTTCTGCAATGGTTCAAGTAATTGATGTAGTTGTCAAGCGTGGCGCTATCAATGGTGACGAAATGGTTCCTGTTGGTACGCTTCGTCAAAAGCTAGTTGACTTCTTGAAAGAAGCGCAAGCTCAAGGCAACGAAGTTGAAATTCCACAAGCTGATGACTCCCCAGCAGCTGAGGAATCAGGAGAGTAATACCTCCTCACCCAAGGGGAGGGGTATATCTCCCCCACCTTTATATTATGAATGGAGAGAATGATGAATGAATTTTTGTGGGTTGAAAAATACCGTCCTAGGAAAGTAGATGAAACAATTTTACCAAAATCGCTTAAAGAGACTTTTCAACAGTTTGTGGATCAAGATAATGTTCCTAACCTCCTATTATCGGGCAGAGCTGGTGTTGGTAAGACTACGATTGCGAAGGCGATGCTCGAAAGCATTGGAGCTGATTACATCGTTATTAACGGGTCGATGAATGGAAACATTGATACCCTTCGTATAGAAATCGCTAACTTTGCATCATCTGTTTCGTTTTCAGGCGGACGAAAATATGTAATTCTTGATGAGGCAGATTATCTTAATGCTAATTCAACACAACCTGCACTTCGTAACTTCATGGAAGAATACAGCAAAAACTGTGGATTTATTCTTACATGTAATTTCAAAAATCGTATCATTGAACCTCTACACAGCAGATGTTCGGTTATTGAATTTAATATCCCTAACGCAGAAAAAGCGCAAATGGCACAGCAATTCTATAAGCGTGTCACTCATATTTTAACAGAAGAAGGAGTAGAGTATGACAACAAAGCTGTTGCTTCTTTGGTTCAATCTTATTTCCCGGATTGGCGTAGATGCCTTAACGAATTACAGCGCTATGCTAGTACTGGTCGTATCGATGCTGGCATACTAGCCAACCAAGGTTCTTCTAATATCGAATCATTACTAAAGTTGATGAAAGAGAAAAACTTTACAGAAACAAGAAAGTGGATTGCTAATAACTCAGATATTGAATCGTCCTCATTGTATAGAAGTTTGTTCGATATACTGCCAACTAAATTAAAGTCAACACAAAGTATTGCAGATGTTATTATCATTCTTGCTGAGTATCAGTATAAAGAAGCATTTGTTGCAAATCCAGAAATCAATCGTGTTGCAGCCATTGCTAGTATTATGGCGGAGGCAGATTGGAAATGAAGTGGAATTGGGGAAGTAGTAAAAAAGTATGCTTTTTGTGTGCAAGTCCAGACATGAAGGACCATGGGTATATCGAGTATTCTTTCCGTGAAAGTAACGGAGAAAGAGGACATGATAAAAAAGAAATCTGTGCTTTATGTTGCGAAAGGGTAGAGACTTCTAATGTTATAACTCGAGGTGATGAAGATGAATCCGTTTGAATATGTGAATAGCATCAATCACACTAAAGTTAATATGATGAGAGGTACAGAAAACGATAAACTAGCAGAACAGCAATACAGTCCTTGGTTTACTAATATTGCTCTTTCATATTTTCCAGATACAATATTGCATGCCAACCTAGTAAAT